GCCATCGTCAACGGCGTAATCGCTATCCTGAACGCGCTTCCATCGGCCTAACCAGTTGACTTGAACCCGAGTCGCCCTTCCGTGGTGGCTCGGGACTTTTTCGGTGAAATCATGATGAGTGAACCGTTAGGCCGTGATTGGCGGCATCCATACCGTCTCGCAGACATCTTCGTGGCCCTCGCTGTAGCTCGCCAGCAAGAGCAAAAGGTGTGGGTAAAACTGCATGGGCATGAAGCCTACACCTACGAGGTATGGCCGGGTGGAAGAAATGTGGCGTGGCAGGATGTGACACTTGAGCGCCGACAGAAACGCGCTGAGATTCAACCCGCCAGACGCGGTGCGAAAGAGAAGAACTGGGTGACAGCATGACCCGTGCCCGCCATACCTGCATCGGCGCGTCCTGGCAGGCGCTTATGCTGGTGAAGTAGGGAAGGGGTGATGCCCAATGACAGAGTCTCCGACTCCACAGTTCAGTAACATCCCTTGTCTGACACCCGCGCCGTGATGCGCTCTAGCGGCAGGCGGGAATCAAGGGCGCAAGCGAGAGACGATGCAGACCAGTCAGCGAGGACTCGCCCTCATCATGGGCAACGAAGGATTTAGCGCCACCGTGTACCCGGACGCGGGGCATGAGGCCATCGGCTACGGCCACGACCTGCTCCCCGGCGAGTCTTACCCGGAGGGCATAACGCGGGAAGAGGCTCGGGCTTTGCTGGCGCAGGATGTAGGCAAGGTGGAGAACGCCGTCAACAGCCTAGGCTGGCCGTTGAACCAGAACCAGTTCGATGCGCTCATCGACTTCGGCTTTAACCTGGGCATCGGTGCGCTTCAGACGCTGTGCGGCCACGGCATTGAGAATGTGCCGGAGCAGATCCCCCGCTGGAACCATTGTGAGGGTGTGGTGAGTGCGGCCCTGACGGCGCGGCGGGCCTCGGAAGTAGCTTTGTGGAACAATCCAACTTGAAGGAGGCGCGGCGGAAAGCCAGAGCACAAGGCGCTCATCCTTCGGGATGGGCGTTTTTGTCTGGTTTCCTTGACGCCCCAACAGAAATAGACAGGAGAAATAAGTATGGCTAACGCAGGTGGACCAAACCTCAGACGACGGCTTGTCAATGTTGGCATTGCCGGAGCATTCACGGCGATCTATGCGACCGGCCCAACGCGCGGGTGGCGTATCGAGGAAAGCAACCTCACCACAGCCGCCGCGGCCAACACTCCGCAGGGCTTCGAGGTCAAGATCCCGAACGATGGGTCTGCATCTGGGTTCACGACAATCTTTGGCAGACCCGCTGCGAGCGAAGCGAATGAGCCCGGCGACTTCCCCGCGTTCGAGAACTGGAATCGGATTTCCGAGCACGGACCCTACGGCGAAGCCTTTGGCAGCCCGGCGCAGTCCGACCCTGGCGGTGGCGCGCTGGGCGCCCCAGGCGCCGGTATTGGCAATCAAGCAGCTACTCTGCTCGCCCAGGTATGCTCTCTAACCGCCACAGCGACCACCATCGAGATCGTGGAGTATTTCTAAAGGCCATGGCTAACCCTCTCGTTGTCGATTCATCATGGGTGCAGAGCATCGACTTCTCCAGCGGCCTGCTCACCGTGACCACGAAGGCGGGGAAGCGGATTGTCTACCTCGGCGTGCCGGCTGCGATCTGGGAGCAACTCCAAGCTGCGCCATCCAAGGGCGAGTTCATCAACAAGCACATCCGCGGAAAGTTCAAGGTTCTCTGATGACTTTTCCATTTGTATCCAGAGCACGCTTCGAGGATGCTCTCCAGCAGATTGCTGATCTGAAAGAGGCAAACGCCAAACTGCTGGAACTGGCGCTATCCAAATCAACTCAAGGTATAGTGCTGGAACCAGAAGAGCAGACAGAACCCCAACGTCCACATCGGAAGTTGGGTGCTGAACTCAGGAAAGAATTCCGGGAAGCCGCCGAAGAGCGATTCAAACAAGCCCAAATGCAAAAGGGATCGAAGGGATAACCGATGGCATCACCAGCCGTAACGATGGGAAGCGCAGGAATGCAGCAAGCAGCGCCCGACATCTCCCATGGTCCTGACAATCCAATGATGGAAACTCCAGAGCAGCAGGAACAAAAGCTCCAACTGCCCGAGGAGTACAAAGAGAAGATGGTCGAGACCATCACGACCTACCGCGGCGGCTGGGCACCCGACCGGCTGCTTCGCATTCCTGGCTGGATGCGCAATGTCCTGATGTTCCGCGGTAGTCAGCTCATCGAGTTCGACCCGAGTTCCAACACCTACGTCGATGTGTTGGCCTACAACCGGCAGAACGGAAAAGCTGAGGCTGAGGACACCTACCTCGAAAAGTACAGCAACAACATCACACAGATGCTCGAAGGAGGATTCTCCTCGGTCATAGCTGGTGCAGTTCCTTCCGTGATCGTTAAGCCTGAGAACGCTGAGATTTTAGCGGACGTCACGACGGCCAAAGCCTCTCAGGAAGCCATCTCAATCATTGAGCGAATGAACAAAAGCGATAAGATGCTCATGGCTGAGAGCGGGAATCTCTACCTGTACGGCGTCTACTTCAAGCACACGCGTGCAGTCCTGGATGGCGACTGGGCCGGCTGGGATGATGAGGATGTTTTCGGTGACATTCAGGTCCAGAAGCCCGACCGCTACCATTGCTACAAGTGCGGAACCAATACTCCCGCCGCGGAACTCCCGGCCGCCCAGGCGAAGAGTTGCCAGAAATGCGGAGCGCCTCTTGGCCCGGAAGCCTTCTTTCCCGCGGAAGTCTCCACCGAGACGGCAATCACTGGGCAGAAGCGCGTACCGCGCGCGATGGTCAAGTGGAGCGTCCATGGGCCGATGGAGATCGATGTTGACCCGCAAGCGAACTGCATTGAGGAATTGCCTACACTCAGTTTCGACCGTGAGATCGACATTGGGGCGCTGAGGCTGACCTATCCGGCTATCTTTGAGAAGATCACCGAAGGCGCGGAACTGGGAACAACTCCCAACGCAGCCTATGAGAAGCTGCGCAGGAACGAAATCACGTCGATGGGGTGGGGATACACCTCGGACTCCCAGAACCAAAAGCCGACGCTCAGCCAGAATTGGATGGCGCCAAGTTCTTACGGCCGGACAGGAGATAAAGAATTCGCTGCGTGGATGCACCAAAACTTTCCCGACGGCGCCAAGGTAACGCTGATTGGTTCACTGGTTGCCGACGTGCGCAAGGCCAATCTCGCTAAAGAGTGGTCCTGCTGCCAGTTGCATGAGAATGTGGGGATGTACCCGGAGTCGATTGCGGACCTGGTGGTCCCGTTCAATATCCGTCTGAACGACGTAATGGACCTGATCGACGACTGGATTGAGCGGTGCGCGGCGGGCATGACGATCTACGACTCGAACAAGATCGACCGCCGGGAGATGGCGGGCCGGGTCATGTCGCCCGGTGTGTTGAACGGGGTCCAGACAAAGGGCGCCGGGATCGACAAGCCTCTTCAAGACGCGATTATGCAATTCAAATTTGATCTTGATCCGCAGGTCTTCAACTATCCGCCGATGCTGATCCAGATGGCCGAGACCATTTCGGGGGTGACACCTCAGACCTTTGGCGGCGGTGGCCAGGAGGGCATTGAGACCAAGGGCGGCCAGGAACAGGCGCTCAATACTGCTCTCGGTAAGCTGAATATCTACTGGAAGGGCGCCAAAGGGGAACATGCCCAGGCGGCGCAGAATGCTCTTGAGTGCCTCCAGAAGTTGATGCAGGCCGGCGCGGTCGGAGAAATCTGGGATGTGGTCCAGGCCAATGGCTCTGAGTTCCGGAACAACTACGTCAACTGGAACAAGATGCAGGGCCACATCAAGGTCTATCAGGATATCGATCAGGGACTGCCGCAGACCCCTCAGCAGATCCGGGAGACGATGCAGACCTTCCTCAAGATGTCAGACGGCAAGAACCCAATCGTCACGTCGATGCTCGATTGCGTTCCTAACCAAGAGTCGATGATGGCTACTCTCGCGCCGCCGGGATGGGTGCTGCCCCAAGCTGCCCAGAGAGCGAGGACGCTTCAGGCGATCAACACACTCATGGAGAACGACTATATCGCCGTGCAAGACCCACAGACGGGCCAGCAGGTCAACCAGTTGCCTGTCATGCCGGAGCAGGAAGTCGAGGACTTCGGCACGCTCCGCGACACGATGCGGCTATTCTGGCAGGAGAACGGGGACTTCAGGAAGTCGAACCCTGGCGGGTGGGAGCGGACAAAGGCCTACTACGCCATGGCTATTCAGATGGAAGCGGGAGAAGCCGCCGCCGAGGCAAAAAGGCAAATGGCAGTGAAGGCCGCCGGAATGCCACCGGCACCGCCGCCTGACCCGCAGCAGCAGCAGGCGCTTCAGTTGCTCACCCAAGATGGGGCGCGCGCGGTGGACCGGCTCCAACAGCTCTCAGAGATGCCTCCCCAGCCACCGGGCGTCAATATCACCCCTCAAGTCACAGCATCGTATGATCTCCTGAAAGGGGCTCTCGACGCTCAAAAAGCAGCAGCACAACAGAAGTAGAGGAGAAGACGTCATGACGAAACACGCTTTTGGCGATGTCGTTCTTTATCAGCGCGGCAAGGATTCAGTCAACGCGCCGGTTGTTCAATCTCACACCCAGGCGGACGGTGAGCACATGATGGTCGCCTACCTCGATCCGGCCATGGCCAGCCCGCTGCTCAGCGGGACGAACGTCGAGAAGGCGATTGCCACGGCGTTTGTGTCGCCGCTGACCGAGGGGAAGACGTTCGGGTGGAAGGAACTGCCTGAGCCCACCCTGCCTATTGGCGGTGAGCCGTCGGCGGAATGCGGAGAGGATACCGGCCGGCTGTCGCCCGAGGACGCGGCCAAGGCGGCCGATGCGGTCTTTGGGCCGGTCGAGCCCGGCGCGCCCGAGTCGCCGCACGCGATTGATATTGGCGGCCAGCCGGGAGAACCGCAACCCGATGGTGGAACCTACCTCTCCGGTGTAGCAGGAACTGCGCCCGCACCAAAGGAGGCCGAGCAGGAAACTTCGAACGACCCTATCGACGATTCTTCGAAGTAATCTGACAAAATGCTTGACCAATAGGGTCAGCTTCGGCTGGCCCTTTCGTTTGCCCGCAACACCGAACCACTCAAGGAGATTCAGCATGGCCTATGGAATCGCAGCCCCCGCAGCCCCCGCAGCAGCCGCACCAGCCGCACCAGCACCGAGCGCACCAGCAGCAACCTCCGCACCCTCGACACCCGTAACCTCCGCCCCAGCGGCATCGGCTCCCGTCGCAGAGCCTAGCGCCCCGGCAGCGGGCGGGCCGCCAGCCGCGCCAAGCGCATCCGGTGAGGCTACCCCAGCACCAGCCGCCGCCGCAGGCACAGCAGCCGGCGCAGAGCCTAAACAGGACGACTTTCCCGGCGATGTTGTCTCCTTCCTCGAAGCCCACAACAAGTGGGAGTGGGAAAAGGAGGGGCAGATCGACGAGCAGCCCGCCGTCACTGCGGCCGAGGCCCAGCCCGCAGACCAGGAGAAGCCCGCGGCCGAGGTTGACAAGCCGGCAGAGGGCGAGCAGCAACCGGTCGCCGCGGAGCCGGCAGAGGCTGTCACACCCGAGGCTCTCAATGCCCTGGCGGCAAAGAGTCCCGAACTGCAAGCGGCCTTCGACGCCAACCCCGAGGTCAAGAATGCGCTCTTTGCCATGGCGCGCACCAATGCCAAGGCCGCACCCATTCTGGAAGTCTTCCCGAACGTCGAGTCGGCCAAGTTCGCAGCGGACCAGGCCAACGTGGCGGTCAACCTGCGCGCCGGCTTTCTCGAGGCTGTGGATACCCCCGAGAGTTTTCCCGCAGCATTTGAGCAATTCGCCGAGCAGTTTGCGATCACCGACAAGGACGGCAAGCCGGTTCTGGACGCCCAGGGCAATCCGACCTTTGGCGACGACTTCCACATGCTCAACGATTACGTCGTGAATACCTACCACGACGTTGAAATCGGCGACCTTGAGGCGGCACAGCAGGCAGGCCGCTTTGCAAACGGCGACGGCAGCGCCGACGACATGGCGCTCCAGGCGCTCAAATATATCAAGGACTGGCGCGCTGGAAAGACAGACGGCGAAAAGCCCGACCTCAGCGGGATGGACCCCGAGGCCAAAGCCTACTACGAGCGGAAAGAGCAGGAACTGGCCGAGCGTGAGGCTGCGCTGGGCGGTAAGGAGAAGACCCAGACCGTCGAGCAGCGCCAGCAAGCACGGACAAACTACGAACAGTCCGTTGCCCGTCAGGTTGGGGCAGCGGTAGGAAGCACACTTAAAGCCATGCTGGACGAAAAGGCGAAGGTGGGCGCCTTCATCCCGAGTTATGTGATGGAAGCGAAAGACCCCGTGACCGGGATCAGCGTCTTCGCCAAGACCATCATGGATCAGTTTGAGGAGATGACCTACGGGCGCGTCGATAGGGCAACCGGCAAGGTTATTGGCGGCGTGGCCTTCATTCGCGACCAGGCCCGCATGTTGGCGCGGCGTCCACCGTCGCCAGAAGCCGAACTGGCGCGCGTCGATACCGCTCAACGGCTGATCGACGAGCATCTACCAGCAATCTTCGAGAAGGAATTTCGCAAGGTCCAGGCGAGGGAACGGTCTGACCGGGAACGCACCCAGGGAAGATCCGATATTCGCGAGCAACTGGCCGAGCGCGAGCCGAGAGCCGGCGGAAGCGCTGGCACTCCCAAACCATTGACCCCACAGGACGCGATGCAGCAGGCCTACCAGTGGGTTGACCAGCAATTCCCGGACATCGATCCGAGCAGCAGGACTGAAAAGGCCCTCATCAAGAAGAACGAGATCATGGGAGGACGGTAGAAGCCGCGCGCTATCCCGCAATCCCACCGGCGTAATCGCCTTCCCGGAGGCGCAGGGACAAAATTGCGAAATTGCGCAAGCTACAAAGTCGAGCCCATCAACGGAACATACAAACCGCTCCCGGCGGATACCAAAGACCGGCAGAAGCGCGACGCCAAGCAGTGCCCCTAACCACCGATGCCGCAATGGTTCGATAGAAGAGCGGCCAGAAGAGGCACACCATGGCTCAGCAAAACCTCGGAGCCGCATCCCAGCAAACTGCATGGATGCTTCAGAAAGTCAACTCGGACGTTCAGATTTCGGAGAACCTGGACATGGCCGGCGATTCCCTATTCTCCCAAGCACCCACCGAAGAGATCGGCCTTCAGCAGTACCGCCACCCCCTCGAAACCGAAGTTGGCGGCGTTGTTGGTTACTACCAGCCCGATGGCGGCTCCTACTTCCAGGGCCAGGGCAACCAGGTTGACCAGATGATCGTCGCTCCTCTGCCGATCATGGTCGCCATCTCCGCAACCGAACTGGCGCGCCGCATCGCCAAGGGCGGCCGCGACATCACCGTGGACAACTGGATTGCGCGCATGATCTCCAAAGTCAAGGACAAGACTGCGCACACCCGCAACGCCTACCTCCAGGGCTACAACAACGGCATTCTGGCCCAGGTGAACAGCACCTACGCCGGCGGCACCACCATCCCGCTGCTCACCCCGCCCTTTGGCGGCCGTCTGCTCGACAGAAACGGCTACTACAGTGTCACTGACGGCAACTTCAATCAGATCGGCAATGTGAACGTGCTGGATGTCGAGAAGAATGGCGTTGGCACGATCGACACCGTGACCGTGGACGCCGTCCCCGGCGGGACCGCGGCGGGTTACTACTTCCTGCCCATCGGCCTTGCCTCCGGCAATCCCATCGGCGTGAACGGCCTCGACTACATCATCAACGGGTCGAGCGCTCTGGAGTATTGCGGCATTGCCCGCGCAAACTCCTACGTCCAGTCACCCACCTACAACGCCAACGGCGCCTACCTGACCCTCGGCATGGTCTCGGCGTTCATGACCCGTATGCAGCAGGCTCTGGGCACCGCCCGGTTCAAGCAGCGCAAACGGAATGTCTGGTACGCTCATCCCGCGCAGAAGGTTTCCGCTGACATCCTCGGATTCTCGAAGACCCTCTTCACCGCAGGCGCAGGCAAGACTCCCGACAGCTATGACGTTGCAGTCAACCCCTTTGCGACCTGGATGCTGGCCGGCATCGAAGTCGTCGAGGATTCGATGTGCGCCACCGACAAGATGCGCTGGATCGACAAGGGCGTGATGAAGCGGGTTCGCTACCCCGGCTCCATGGCCTTCATTCCCGGCATGGTCGAGGGAATCTTCTGGCCGCGGCAGGCCGGCGGCCTCTGGGTCGCTGAGTCCGACGCCATGTTCCAGGACTCGCTCAACTACTACAGCTCGCTCCCGTGGGCTTCCGGATCGATCTACGGTTTGGGCGTGCAGCCCATCCTCAGCAATTAGCACCCGGTAACAATCGGGTCACAACTTGGCGGCTCGGCTTCAGCTTCGGCTGGGCCACCAACTTCCTGTTTACTGAAAGGCCGCAATGAGCGTAACGAACCCAGAAAACGATGCACCAAAAGCAGTGCAGGCATTCCTCGCCAAGATCGGCGGCAAGGTGCCTGGGCAGGATCGCGCGCTGTTCCGAATTGTGCTGGCAGAGAACTGCCTCATCAAAGCCGGCGGCATCTTCCATGACCTCGGCGCGGAGGAGCAATCCATCTTCGCCGTCGGCGCCAACGGCAAGGTCGTCGAGAACCGACTCAGCGACCGGGTAACGTCGGCTTCGGTTGTTGAGGTCGCCAAGTATCCGGTGGAGGGCTGGATCATCGAGCGCTGGTTCCCTGCGGAGACCTGGGGCAACCCAGAGCAGTGGAAGTCGCACAAGCCGGAAGACGGCAGCACGATGATGCAGGGCGAGTTTCCGTCTCGCGGCGACTACTGGATTGTCGGCGGCCCGTTCCCGAAAATTCCCGAACTTGGGGATCTTGAATGCTCCATTGCCATGCACCAGCAGGCCATGGAGAACCGCCCCACCAACTACGCTGCTTTGTTTAAGCAAACCATCAAGAACGAGGAGACGGCGCGGGAGGCCCGACGGGCGAAGCTCGAAGCCGACCTCGCCTACATGCGCAAGAACGAACTCGTTCCGGTGCTCAAGAGTGGATCACTCGCAGCGCAGCGGTTCCGCAACGAACTGCAAACAGCGTGTGGTCTTACCGAACACCTCGGCGCAGTCCACGACGCAGACGGCAACTAACCCAGCAGGCCCGCAACACAAAGGAGAGATGAACCATGGGAACACCATCATTCGCAGCAGCTAATCCAGTGGCAAACCCATACCTGGCCAACGTTCTGGACAAAATGCAGAACGGCAAGGAGATGCGGAGGCTGGCGGTAGAGCGCCAAGCCCTTCTGACCTCTCTCAAGGCAACGGGCCTCGCCCAGCCGGCCACAATCTTAAACTTCAACCCCGTCGCGTTGGCGCTCGACGGAGGAATCGGCTTCAAGGTTCCATCCATCCTCGATGAGTCGGTTCTCGACGACAACCGTTTCTTCTACAAGTTTGAAGGACGGGAGTACAAGGCGTCGGTTCTGACCATCCGCGAGCCGCGGACTTTCCTCCAGATCAAGGACGTGAAAGTCGAGGACGAGATCGCCAGCGGCATTTACGAGGTCAAGGCCTGCAAGCAGATTGAGATCGCGCACTGCTTTTTTGTCGCCTACACCCTCGGCACGCTGGGCAGCGCGGTCGGCATGGGCGGCGTGGTGGCCTTCGAGGGAGACCGCCGGCAAATCATGCGCGAGAAGACCAAGAGGATCGAGGTTCGAGTCCCGACCTACATCCGCCTGGAAAACAGGACTCGCGAGTACATCACCGAGACCAAGGACTTCGACGAGATAGTCGGTGCGTCCCTGAAGCTCCAGAAGCGCTACGCGAACTTCCAGACGCAGGAAGCGCAGTCGTATTGGGACAAGGAAGACCAGCGCGGCAACATCACGCCGGTCCATCGGATCTGGCACCAGTACGAGATGGATATGGGCTGGCGGCAGGTTGCGGCGCCGTGGGTGACGCTGACAACCGAATCGGCCGTGACTTGCCCCGGATGCGGGGAGCCCAAGAAGCGCGTCGAGGCCTTCGCGTGCTGGAAGTGCGCGCGCGTCTACGATCCATTCTCTGCCTACATGGCCAAGGAAATCCCCGCAAGCCATCCGTCAATGGAGAGGCTTGAGGAAAAGGATTGGCCGGTTGTGCAGAAGGAAGAAGCGCGGCGCAAGGCACTGCGGGCCGGTATCTAAACCAGAAGGGGAAGCATGAACGTTCTGCTCGATGTAAAGACAAGAGTCCGGTCGCTTATCGGAGACCCTGACGCTGATTTTGCGACGGATGCGTATTTGCTGCCATTGGTGAACCAGGCCTACGATGGCGCGATCACGTATCTGGCGGGCACATGCTCCCCCTTCATCACCCAACTCCAAGTGGCTGCCAACGTGCCCCTTGGCACAAGCAGCCTGGCAGAACTCCAAAAGCCCAACCAGCCTTTCTTTGGCCTGGTTAACCCTCTCGACCTCGAAGTGAAGCAGGCCGGGCAGCCGGAAACGAACTACGTCATGGCCACCCGAAAAGACATCCTGCCCAACAGTTCTAACTATGCTCCTGGCCAGCCGCTCATGAACTGGTTTGGGAGCGTCTGCTGGGAGTGGAGAAGCTACGTGGTCTACATCACCGGGTTGGGCTTTGCCGCGGACATTCGCATCCGCGGCGAGTTCCGGCCGGCAGCTCTGGTGAAGGACACGGACCCGATAGCGATACATCCGATGATGGCTTATGCCCTAGCTTTTTCCACGGCGGCCTTGATCGGCGCAGAGCGCGGCAATGCGGGCTATGTCCAGAACTATGGCACCCAGGCCACGAATACGCTGGACGACATCGCGGCCACACTCGTTCGGCAACAACAAGGAACCAGCAGTAGACTCGGACGAGTGAGCGGCGGCGGTCGGCGCGGCTTCCGTGGCCAGTGGTAATCAACCTCTAACCCAATCTCACAAAGGAGAACAATCTCATGGCTGGAATAACCTTTCAGGTTCTGAAGTACGAACCGAGCATCGGCTCACCGGATTCGGTGCTGCTCAATGCCGTGCCGAGCGGCAACTACACGACCGGCGTCGGCGGCACCACCGTTGACCTCAATCCGGGAAAGTTCGCAGATCCCAACGGCGTGGGCGTTCTGGGCGAGCCCTTGAATCAGCCGGTGACCCCGCCTTCGATTGAAGGTTGCGCGCTGGCCAACGGTGTGTACGCACAACTCACTCCGGGCGCAACCCTCAACGCGAACAAGATCACGCTCTGGAACTCGGAGGGCAGCGAGTTTGGCACTGGGGCGTACCCGGCGGGGACGCTTGTCGTCAGGCTTCCGCTGCGGTAGAATTCCGGCAGTGGGGATGTTGCGGAGTCCAAGGCCGCCATCTTAAACGAGGCAATAAACCTGCCCACACAGTAAAACCCCAAGAGAGCCGGACTCCGAGAGCCGGCGTAGAGAAGCCGCCCAACCAGGCGGCTTTTCTATTGGAGCAGAATGGCTCAGTTCAGCGGAACGCCGGCGATCATAAGTCGGTTCCTCGGCTACAACGATAACGACGATGAGACCAATCTCCCGACAGGACTGGCCGCGCTGGTCCGCAACTGCTGTTACGACGGCCTGACCTCAGTCCGCACCCGCGACGGCATCAACACCACTATGCAGGGCATCAACCAAAGCCCCATCACGGGCCTGGTCGGTGCTCTCTACACCCCAGAGACGGCGGCCGAGCAGTTCCTCCAGGTGCCGATCATCTTCGACCTGGCGGGCTCCTTGCAGTACGAAATTCCAGTGGGCTCCGGCCGCATGAATGCCTTTCAGCTCAACTCCAGCTTTACTCCCCCAGCCGATGCCCACATGATCGCGGCGCAGACCTACAACAAGGTCTTCGCTGCCTTCTCGGACCTGAGCACGCCGCTCTCAGGCATGGCGGTGATCGATCCCAGAACCAAAAACGTCTGGCCCTATGGGATGAAGCCGTTCGGGTGGAACTGGGTGGCCAACACGCCGGTCCTGGTTGGAGAGATGGCCACGCCCAACACGCCCAGCGGCAACGGCCATACCTATCGCTGCATCCAGGCGGGCGTGACAGGGGCGGTGCAGCCGGCCTGGCCGCTCACCGAAGGAGGAACAGTCTACGACGGTTCTGCGGAATGGCAGGAGTACACGGCTGTTCTTGCCAACCGAGTGGCGCCGCCGCCTAGCAACTTCGTCCTGACGCTGGCAGGCGGTGGGACTTGGGCAGCCAACCTCGACGTATACATGGTGATGACGCTGGTCAACAACCAGGGTCAAACACTGCCGAGTGCTCCGGTGATGATTACCACCTTGGCGGCAGCAACTACCGTGGTCGTGCCGATACCGGCTCTCGCTGCGCTCCCCGGATGGCTCTCGGAGCTTTCGGCTGCCTACATCCCGAACGGCGCCAACGTCTACACGGCCAGCGTCGCCCACGGCTCCGCCGCCCCGCCCATCTCGACATACGAGCAGGCGAACTGGACGCCGATCGCTCTTGGTACCAATTACAACTGCACAGGCGCTATCGCGGCTGGCGCTCCTCCTTCCCTCTGCACGGCACGCATCACGCCCGGCCAGCTTCCAACCCCAGACGCCGAGGTTCAAATTCAGCGAATCCCCGCAGGCAGCACGGTAGCTCCTCCGAACGCACCGGGTCTGTCCCTTGTGAATGGCGGCGGGAGTTTCGGCGCCGGACAGGTCGTGACGGTTGGATTGACGCTCGTTAATGCCTATGGCGAGACGACCCAGGGCGCGTGGGCGCAGATTGAGACCACGGCGGGAGGCCAAGGTGTCCAGGTGGATTTGGCGAGCAGTTACGGGCCAACGGTCCAGGGCGTCAATGTCTATGAGTGGAATATTCCCACAGGCGGCGGCCAGCCGGCATACCTAAAACTGGTTGGCTATTTCGCGCTGGGCAGCACGCCAGTTATCACGACTCAAGCGAGTGGAGTGCAACCTCCCGCAAACAATACCGCCACGCTCCCATCTGGGCTATTCCCCGCCGGGCGTGATGTATATGTGGCACAGACCTACACCAACGGCAACGGCGAGACGATGCTCGGCCCGCTTAATCTCATCGTCAACACGAATGCCGGAGATGCCACCCTTGTGACCGTGGCGGTTCCCCAGGACGACAACAACAACGACCTCTACACCATCGCATCAGTGGGCATCTATGAGGCCGATGTAGCGACCGGGGCACCAGCGCCTCCGTCGACCGCCTTTGCGCTGGTTGGCTACTACCAGCCCCAGGCGCAGCCGTTCATCCTTGAATCGGCGACCGGGCCTAATCCGCCAATCGTGAACGGCACTGGCTCCGGCGGAAACATCGCCGCCGACACATCAACCGGCGGGATCAACGGCACCCAGGGCTATCGATACGCCGCTCTGATGTACATGAACCAGAATTTTACGGTTTCTGGTTTCACCGCGAACTCTGTCATCCAATACGATGTGGACGAAGACGGATGGGAGTTAGGAATCTTCAAGGTTGCGACCGGCCCGGCTTACGTCCTGGCGCGCATCGCCGCTTTCTCGGTAGCAGATGGCTCGAATGACGGGCCATTCTGGTGGATAGGCAACGTCAATCTCCAGATCCCCGCCAAGAATTTCGTCTACCCGCAGACGTTCCTCTCGGACACGATCAACCAGAGCGCGACCGCCTTCCAAGACAATGTGACGACGAACGGAACGTTCAACTTCACCGACGAATATCTGGACGTCTCCAACGACGTGACCGACCGGCTGAATGTGATCTGGCCGAACCAGGCGGTGCATGTCGCGTATTGCCCGAGCGTGGACCGCATCTTCCAGGCTAGCGTGCCCGGCTACTATTCCGGCTGGTGGGTGTCGCTGGCCGGCGACCCCGAGAGCTACTATGCCGACCTGAGCTACATCTCCGTGGGCTCGGACGACGGCGAGCGTGCGTGGGGCACACTGGAATACCGCGGGACGGTCTACGGGGTTAGGGAGCGGTCTGGGTTCACATTTTCGGCCAACCCGAACAATCCCCAGTCATGGACGGCAACTAAGCGGTGGAGTGAGCGCGGGCCATGCGGGCCGCGGGCCTTCGATGCCTGTGGGGATTTCATCATCTTCGTCCACCGAAGCGGCATCTATCGCTACACGGAGACCACTCCCGAGCTTGTGACCAAGGAAATCCCCTACTTCTGGCGGACGATCAACTGGCTGGCTGCCGAGACGATCTGTTGCAAGATCGACCAAGAGAAGCACGAAGTTCATATCCTGGTGCCGGTGGGCAACTCGACTGTACCGAACCAGGAAGTCGTTCTCAACTACCTCGAAGGCTGGGAACAGCCGGTTCACTTCTCGACGTTCTCCCAGAAGGAGATCGCCGTCGCCGAAGTGCGGAAGTTCTCCATCAACGACGTGCAGGGATTCGTTTGCGACAGGATTGAGAGGTCGATTCCAGTTCCCGATGGGCAGCCGCCGCAGGGCCAAGTGGGCATCCCGTTCCCCGACACGACGTACAATACTTCCCAGCTCGTCTACGGGTCCAGTGCGGCCGATGGGACCGTGCAGGCAGTCACACCGGGAATCTTCAGCGACAACGGGGCCGGGATCGACTGCATCTTCGAGACCGTGTGCCCTCAGACGACGATGGCGCTGTGCAAGATCGAGGGATTCACTCTCAACGCGCGAGGCAACGGCACGCTCTATCCCTACTTCTTGGCCGGGCGCACCGTGGTTACAGGCGAGAACCAACTCGGACCGCTCCACGGAACAATCATTCCATGCCGGCCAATCGACTTGGACATCATGGAAAGTGAGGGACTGAGCCGAATGGTTCCGTCGAAACTCAGCGAGCGCTGGCGGATGCGGTTCACAAATGGGCGAGTGCCGGGAGCGTTCTTCATGTTGAAATGGCTCGCCATGTACACGATCCCCATGTATCAAGCGCGGGATGAATCGGAGGCCGGGGGATGAGCGCAGAGATCCGGTCGATGATTGAGTCAGCAGTCGGAGGCAACCGCGAAGACATGCGCAACCTCCTTCTCCAGTTCATGAACGAGCATGTCCAGGCCCATCAGGTAACGGGGACCAATTGGGTGTCACCGACATCGGGAACGCTGCCGTCCTCGACGACGCCGCCGCCAGCGGCAACCGCAGCGGCCCAGGGCGCGAACGGAGTCATCAGCCTACAGATCACGAACCCGACTCAGGCGGCCAAGGCGACCATCTATCACGAGGTCAGCTATTCGCCGGTCAAGAACTTCTCGCAGGGCGTGACGACTCTTCCGGTGTCAGCAAACAACACGGTGAGTATCCCGGCGCCGGGCCAGGCGCCGTTTGTGCGCATCCGGTCAAGCTACGATGGTTCCACTTGGAACACGCACCAGCTCATCCAGCAGACGGCTGTTCAGGCCGGATTGCAATCAAGTGCGGCATGTGAGCCGGGGACGGTTCTGAACAACTGGAACTATGCCAATGTGGTGGGCCAGGGCGCGCCTGGGCAGGTTCCCTTGATCCAGGTCTACGGGCCAAATGGCCCCTACCACGGTTACACGGCAGGCCGCGGCACAACGCAGGTCAGCAGGCCCTCGGCGACGATCCTCAACACCGACTACTCCGAGAACCAGATCGTTGCCTTTGACGGCAAGCGGTTCCAGATCAGTCCGGTGCTGCCTGGGGTGCTGAAAGATTCGTGGGAGCCGGTCGGATTGGCGCAGGTCAACGGGACTCCGGGCGGCGGCGGAATCAAGGGCGGTAATGGAGCGCGTCTCACCGCAATCTAAGGGAAGGCAAACAATGGCTTGGCAACTGAAAAATCACGACTTCGATCATCAAGTGGGGAGGCACTATGCCGTGCTCCACGACCCAGCGACAGGCGCAGAGCATCACATCGTGATCCATACCGGACACGACTCCTGCCCGACATGCGGGCACGTCAAGCCGAAGACGAATACTGGCGAGTTGGACTTCAAAGCGATTCTGAAAGAGGAACTGGCCAACCTCGAACAGAGCCGGATGCAGAGCGCGGCCTATGTGCAGCGGCACAACATCCCGGTTGCCAAGGCGAGCAAGCCGTGAGCGAAACCACTCTCCGGTTGGTCGAGCCCCGCGACATTCCCACGCTGCTTCACAAGTTGGCCGAGCAGAACCTGCGCGATGGGACGCACTACCCGCTGCCAGAGATATTCGACGAGGACGGCCGGCAGGCCGACAACATCCCGCTGGCCTATGTGGTCGAGCGTGGAGGTGAAGTCTTTGGGGCCATCGTCTTCGAGTCCAAGGGCGTCGAGATGATGCTGGTCGGCTGCAATCCTCGGGTGACTCTGACGGTGGGCAAGCACGCGCCGGGAGTGTTGTACACATTGCGTGCAATGGGATTCAACTGGATCAGATGTTTGGTCACACGCAAGATCGTGAAGCAGGTCAAAGACGCGATGAAGGAAGCTGGCTTCAGGCGCGACGATGGACGTTTTGCCAGTTTTTTCAGAGAGATATGAGGGAATAAATCATGGGACGTGCAGCGGCGCAGAGAGCAGATGCAGCATCGGCAGTCCAGAACCAGGGCTACTATCAGGAAGCCCAAAACTCTTACACCCAAGCCCAAAACGACATCGGTGACTACAAAGACCAGCTCTCGAAGTATGCTGCCAGCAATCCCTTTGGGGAGGGTGGCGAGTTCCAGAAGACGACCAATCAGGTTCTGGCGGACACGGCAGATGCTGGCGCACGGTCGGCGGGGGAAGCTCTCGAAGGTCAGGCGGAACGCACGGGGCAGAATACCGCCGGAGCTGTGGCGACCACTGAAAAGATGGAGCAGCAGGGAACGCGAGACTTGTCCGCTGAAGAGGCAAAGGCTAACCAGGAGCGTATCAGTGGCCAGGCAGGATACAACAAGAGCGTGCTCGGCGCCACGGAGTACCCGGCACAATTCGCCGAGGGCATGACTGGGGCCATGTCGGGAGCAGCCAACAGCGCGCTCGGAAGTATGGTGAAGGCGGCAGACTGGACCGATCCGGCCGCGAACATCTGGAACAAGGAAGCGGCGGAATTTGCGGGCGGACACCAGGTAAGCAGCTAACTATCGGGCGAGAAGGGAAAAACTAATGGGACCGGCAGACTACATTTCACCAGATGACCGCTACGGGGAATTGGTCAAAAACGTCATCAACCCCCCTCCCGACCAGACTGCCCAAGCGCAAGCTGGCGCGCAGCCGCCGCCCACGGCCTCTCCGGCCCCCGGTCCGCGCCCCGCCGCTGCCGCTCTCACACAAACACCGGCACCGGGTCCGTCTCCCGTGCCAGCGGTCAAGCCTCCAACGCCGACGCCAACCAGCGTCACGCCATCGGGAGCAGGCCCAACAGCGGTAGGGGCACCGCCAAAGACCTGGGCAGACTATGTGCGTTCGGCAAATGACAAGTCTATGCAGTCGATGGACCAGGCGCAGTCTGCCGCGGCTGCTCTTCAAAACCAACCGAGCGCGACAAGCCTGAACGCTACGCTCGAACAACGCCGCCAATCCTTTGCGGCACCGATCCCGTACCGCAATCAGACAACAGGGAAGGTTCTGACTTCGGCCACCGACCCAGTAACAGGTGAGCAAATCAACCCGGAGAAACTGTACAAGCCAGGTATCGGGACTCGCATCGTGCGTGGCATTGACGCTGTAAGGCGTGGCGGGGCTATGGGCGCGTTCGACCCCAAGGATGTAGGTGGGACTGCTTACGGTGATCCAAATGCGAACTATCGAGCGGCTGAGGCCGCCCGGCAGGCTGCGGCGGGTCAGATTTCGCAGGAGGAGCAACGCAACATCGCCAATGAGAAGGCCGACAGCGAGCGCCTAGGCAAGATCGGGACCGATCTGCGCGCTGTGGCGACCGGGTACCAGGACGTAGCAAAGACCTCCACGGCGCAGCAGACGGCAGAGCAGAAGGCCGACTACAACCAGCAGGTTGAGGGCGTGAAGGATAAGCTGGTTGGCATCCAACAGCAGTTGGCAGACCAGAAAGCCGATCCGCTGCCGAAAACCGACATAGAACTTGTGATGAAGGTCGCTTCTGAAACCGACCCCGCCAAGAGAAAAATGTACACCCAAGCGCTGCAACTTCGCAGGTCTCTAAAGGAGGAAGGCGCGGACGCGGCGGCCGCCAGGGCGAATACGCGCAACGACCAAACCAATGCACGCGCGGACAGAGCAGCCATCGACCGTGCCGGAGTCGCCAAGAATAATGCAGTGGCGAAAGCTCAGGCTTTACTCGACAAGGCACCGAATAGCATGGTGAATCAAAAAGCTGCCATGGACGCCATGCAAGACGCTCAGGACGGTTACGAACAAGAGTTAACCGAACATGGTCAAACCCCCGAGCATTTGACAGTCGGATCTGATCTCATCTGGCGCAACTCCAAAGGCGAACAGATGAGTAGAACGCAGCCCGGCGCGCAACCGGCACAGGCGCCCGCGGCGGCACCAGCGGCAGTAACTCAAAACCCAACTGCATCCGCGAACCCGGCCAAGAGATCGGAGCCGCCGACGCCCACCACCGCACCGCCATCTGGCGCGGCTGGAATGCGGCAAGCCAAAGATGGTAAGTATTACTACGTTGACGGCCATGGCAGAGCTATATCGGCGGTGAAGTAATGACGACGGCCCCTGTAGTCTTTGATGATCAGAGTCCAGTCATTCCGCTCGGGAAATCGGCTGGACCTGAGTTTGATGACAACAGTCCCCTGATCCCGCTCCCGAAAGCGAATGCCGCGCCTGCCGCCGCGCCACAACAGCCCGCACAGCTTCAGGCGACGTCGCCGCGCCTCACCGGCCAGGACACGATGCAAGCCGCCCCACAACCGGGCATCCTCGAACGCGCCCGCGAGTCGGTTGCGAACAGTGTTGTCGGTCACACCCTTCAGTCGTCATCGCCGAGATTGGCTTCCGCCCTGCATCTCCAGCCAACCGAGAGTGAATCATCTCCCACCTACCAGCAGGACAAGACTTCGTTCCCGCAACGTCCCGCATGGGTGTCCACCCCGACTTGGCCCAAGGTGAAACAGGGAATGGATTGGCTTGAAAATATAGCCGACCCTCGGAGCTATTCGGAGGAGGGGAGGGCGCTGCGCCAAAAGGAGTGGGAACGGCAGGGCCGAGCAAACGCATACTTTGATGCTGCGCATCCTATCGCCGCAAACATTGTCGAGAAAGTCAATAAGTTTGGAGAATCCCTAACGAGCCCGGAGAGCTTGGCTCTGGCAGCCGCAGGCCCATTAGGCAAACTGGGCAAGGTCTCGGATATTCTCACTGGGATATTTACCGCCCAGTCGGCAAAGGGGAGTTACGACAGCATCGAGAAGGCCAGGAAAGACTACAGTGAGGGCAACAACCCGGAAGCTCAGAAAAGCTATCGGGAGATAGTCAATATGCTTGGCGATCCGGACCACCCAATCTCGGATGCCGACTTCCAAAAAGCATGGGACGCCCACCGCAGTCAGCAAAAAGGCAAGGTAGCGGGGGACATCACAGAGGCGGTGCTGGATGCTGCGATGGCCGGGCTCATGGCCCATTCGGTCGTCAAGGGAATGCCCATCGACCGTGGCCGCCCCACCGTCACGCAACCATATCCCACGCCCGAGGGCGCAGAGTTTGCGCAGCGGCAACTTCCGACACCACCCGACACCTCGCTGGCTGTACGTCCCGGCCCTCTACCACCCGTCGAGTTCGCGCCAGAATCTCCCATGCTCCCGCTTCAACCCTCTGGCGCGCCCCGGCTGCAAGCCTCGACCCCCGGCGAAGCGCCTCCTAACCCACAGAATTCCCCGCCCCCGGTCAATCCCGCAACCGCCGTTGAACGCACTACGCCGCCAACACGGTTCGCTCCCCCCCCTGAGATTCCTGCCGACCGCGGCGTGATTGTCGACGAGCATGGCAATGCGCTGGTAAACCGTCCCGGCCTGCCGCCTCCGGGGGAGACCGCCGGAAGAGTCAGGCCGATCATCCCAAAGATCGTCCCGCCGCCCGCGCCCGTCCAGGCCGCTCCCTCTCCGCAGTTGGCCACGTCTGCCGTGATGGTTCCCCCATCTGCTGCGCGTCCTGCCGTGCCAGAGACCGCCGCGCCGTCGCCGCAGGCCAATCCCCTAACCCAGCAACCAGCCGTACCACAGGGCCAACAGGACGGCCAGCGTTCAGTCGTTCAGGCGAGCACCAACCCTGCCGACCTGCGCCAGTCCGCGCAGGAACAGAAACCAACGCTTGAGAACATGGCCTCTCAGGTCGCCTCAGCCGTACCCGGCGCCGAAGTGGCTGGCCCGCGCGTCAAGACGCCTGACTCGCAGGAGAACAAGGAAGATCGGGGAAAGCCCTCAGAAACGAATATCGACCACCTCGGCGCGCGCGTTGTGGCGCCCAGTCCGGATGCCGCACCGGCTGTTGAGCAGGCTATCGAAGGCACGCTGCCGGTGGTCTCGAAGGAGAAGATCGAGAACAACGGGCTAAACGTCACCCAGTACGGGGTGCAGACGGGCAAGCCCGGCGAGCCGAATCAGGTTTCGGAGTTGCAGGTCGTTCCCGGCCCGGCGCAGGCCGCCGCGATGAAGGCCAGCGATGCGGACTATGATCGCCAGAAAGAGGCGCAGGCTGAGGCTGAGGCCGCCGCACCTGGAAGCTGGCAGCAGAAGGCGGCGCAGAAAGAGGCGGACGAGATTGGCGCGCAGATCAAGGCTGCGATGGACAAGGCCAAGGCTCAGGACGCCAAGCAACCAGAGAACCAAGGCCGCGCCGTGCTGTCCGAGTCGCCGGAGCAGACGCAACTCGGCAACCCGAAGCCCGAGACGTCAGCCGTACAACCCAGGTTCGACGTTGCGAAGCCGGAAGCCGCCGCGCCATTCAAGCCCGGCGACGCCGTTGAATACCAGACGAACAAGGGCACGCCGCGCCCGGCAAGGATCGTGCGGGTCGATGGCGACCGCGCACTGGTTCAGGACAAGTTTGCCCAAGTGTGGAAGCCGCTGGCCGGATTGAAGCCGGTAGGCGGAGAGGCTGCACCCGCGCACGCCCCGGTCCAGCAGGGCCAGCCCGCGCCCGGCACTGCGCATCCCGTAGGTGCTCCGATCCCGGCCCGCGTCGAGCAGATCAAGAAACTGGTTGCCACCGGGCAGAAGGTCGTCATCTTCTCCGCTGAGGCTGACAACCCGGCCGTCCACCAAGCGCTCTCCGCTGTCGGGCTCGGCCAATTGCCGGTGACCAACATCAAGGGACCGGACTTTGGCGCCATCCTCGACAATCTCGTGAACGTGAAGCCTGACGTGAACGAGCCGATGGTGATCCCGCCCATCCCTGCGGGGAAGGCTCTCTACGTCGATTTCGACGACACGCTTTTTTATGGACCAAGAAAGGAACCAGCCAATGTCAATGAACCTCGGAACGGCGGCCAGCCACGCGCCGATGATGCGCCAGAAGGTGCAGGGAGGAAAACCGATGCCATACGCGAGCCAGAAACAGAGAGGGTACTTCAACGCCAACCGCAAGAAGATCGGGCCGGCGGTGGTGGACGAATTCAACCAGGCCAGCAAGGGAATGGACCTGCCGGAGAAGGCGCCCCAACCGCCGGCGAAGAAAAGCCACTGGACCAGCAGGGCGGTGGGGAAGGGAAAGAAGAAGTAAAGGACAATGTCTCCCGCGCTGCGGCAATCATCAAGGCTAACCCCGACATGGATAAGTTCAACCCTGGCGGGATGGTAGATGAGATTGCGAAGCAGTTGGACATTTCGCGCCCAGAGGCGAACAGGCTCTACATAGAGGCGTGGCGGAAGATTACAGCCGAGAAGCCCAAGCCCTCCTTCTACAAGCCTCCGACGCCCCAGATAGCGCCCATGGCCGGGACGAGCCCGATGGGGGCGAAGGTCATGGACCGCCCCGCGCGTACCGACGCCATTGGTAAGCCGGGCGTAGAGGTTCCGGCCAAGTACGAGCCTAAGCCTAATGAATCTCCGAAAGTAACGCCATCTCCCAAGCCGATAGAGACCTCTGCGGAGCGGTTCAAGCGGGCGGTCCAGGCCAAGGCCGACAAGTACCTCGACACCCAGGTTCGCCGGGAGTCCGGTCAGGTTCTCACGCGCCGCGCGATCATCGACGAGCGCATGGCTGGCGGTGGAACCACATCGATCAAGCAGGTGCAGGACGACGCCGCAGAGCGCAAACTGGACCGTGAAATCGGCGCAATGCGCAAGGCTGGAGTGCCGACCGGAAACGAGATGCACCCCAAGACGATCAAGTACCGGGAGATGCTCGCGCAGCAGAAGGCTGGTATCAAGGTTCCGTCGTACCGAATCAAGAGCGCGGATGGAACCGAGTGGATCGTCTCCAAGACCGAGTACGACTATGCACAGTCGATTGAGGGGAAGACGATTCCGAAGGAGAGCAAGCCGGTATCTACGCCAGTTGAAAAGCCTGTGGAGAAAGAGGAAAAGGAGTATGCCGCCTACATCGAGCGTGGGATCAAAGCCAAAGAACGCGACAAAGAGTTGAGGAAAACTCTATCAGAGGATGAAGGCATACTCTGGGATCGCTACCGCACACAAGGCCATTTAGACGCCGATCTGGGAGAGGCTCTGCGCATAGCGGAAGCGGAACAGAAGATTGACGGCGCTCCGAAGAGAACTCTGGCACATCTGGCCGAGGCGATTCAGTACCAGAACGCTGGAGGACTCGGTCAAGCTCTAGACAACGTCCCTGAGAGTTTTGTTACTTCAACCAGAGGCGAACGGATTGATCGCGGAGAAGCGGCCCGGAAGCGAATCAGGGATATTCAGGGTGCAATGGAAAAGCCATCCGCTCTCACGCATACGATGGTTGGCTCTGGCGGCAAGACTGTCCCCCCCGAAGTG